CTGGAGAAGTCCTAGCAGCCGCTGATGTGAACACATACCTCAGCAATGAAACGACACTTACTGTGTCCACTGCTACTACTTACACAGTCCAAACCTCTGACCGCTACAAGATCCTAGAGTTTGACAACGCCTCAGCGGTCACAGTGACCATCGGAACAGCCACAGCTTTCCAGGCTGGCGAGCGTGTGGACATCCTAAGAGATGGTGCCGGAACTGTCACAATCACTAGAGATGGCACAGTTGTTAGCCTTGCAGGTCGAGGAACCGCTGGAACTGCCTATACAATCGGCACTCGCTATGACGCTGTATCGGTTATCTGTGTTGCTACTAACGCTTACCGCATAGTTGGAAACGCAACGGCGGTTTAGCAATGGCACTCTTTCCGTTAGGTATTTTGAGTGCTGCTGGTGCTTCTGCAGCACTTTCGATTGAGTACCTTGTTATTGCTGGTGGCGGTGGCGGTGGAAGCAACGATCTAGCTGGTGGTGGCGGTGCTGGTGGTTATCGTTCAAATGTTTTAGGGCAAAACTCTGGCGGTGGAGGTGCTGCAGAGTCTGCAATTACCTTGACACCAGGTACGACCTACTCGGTGACTGTCGGTGCAGGTGGAGCACAGTCTGCTAGCGGTTCAAATTCTGTGTTTAGCACAATAACTTCTACTGGCGGTGGCGGTGGTTTAGCTACAACAAGTCCTAAAGTTTCACGAACAGGTGGTTCCGGTGCTGGCTCAGGTACAAATGGAACTGCTGGTGCTGGTACAGCAAATCAAGGTTTTGGCGGTGGAACGGCTCAAACTGCTTCGGGTAAAGATTCTCTTGGTGGCGGTGGAGGTGCCGGTGCTGTCGGTCAAAACGCTCCAGCTACCAATACTTCTGGAGCTGGCGGTGTTGGTGTTTCTAGCAACATAACTGGAACTGCTGTCACTAGAGCTGGTGGTGGAGGTGGATCCTCTAGAGATACAGCTGGCTCTCCAAGTGGAGGTCTGGGTGGAACCGGTGGCGGTGGTAATGGAGCTTTGCAAACCTTCGAGGATACAGTCAGAGCTGCTTCGGCTGGTTCAGTAAATACTGGCGGTGGTGGTGGAGGTATGGCAACTATAGTCACAGGAAGCAGTGCAGGTGGTTCAGGATTAGTAATCCTGCGCTATCCAAGTAATTTCACAATTACAATCGGAGCTGGTTTGACAGGCACTACATCAACTGTTGGAGCTAACAAGGTCACATCAATTACTGCTGGAACTGGCAATGTAAGTTGGGCAGCATAATGGCACATTACGCATTTTTAGATAGCGAAAACATTGTCACAGAGGTGATAGTTGGTATAGACGAAACCGAACTGATTGAAGGATTAGATACAGAAACTTGGTATGGCAACTTCCGAGGACAGGTCTGCAAAAGGACAAGTTACAACGGAAACATAAGAAAAAACTACGCAGGTTTGGGTTACACTTATGACCAAAATCGAGATGCTTTTATACCACCTAAGCCTTTTGATAATTGGATTCTTGATGAGGAAACTTGTCAATGGAAAGACCCTACCGAGGAACCTGAAGCATAATGGCTGAGGAAACAACTGGGGTACGCATTACCCAGCAAGCAATTTACGCCAAGCAACTTGAACATGGAGAAACCCTTGTCAAGATCCTTGAGAAGCTAGACCACTTAGACGAGGTTCCTGCACGCTTGAGAGAGGTAGAGCTGACACTTGCTCGCCTGGCTTGGATTGAAAAGATTGCCTACTCAGGTCTTGCTGCTGGAATCGTTGCCCTTGTTGGATCAGTAATAAACATGATTGGAAACTAATGAAAACCAAACCTCAGATGCCACTAGACGGCGTATTCAAGAAGGACTGGAAAGTCACCTCACCTTTTGGCTGGAGAATCCACCCAATCGAGAAGTATAAGAAACATCACAATGGTGTGGATCTATGGGGACCAAAGGCAAAGATTTGGAACGAAGCCTGGCACGATGGCAAGGTCATCGCTGCTGGAACTTCCAAGCTAAAGAACCCAGACGGCTCGCTTGGTGGGGTTGGCTACTATGTTGACCTAAGAGTCATCATTGACGGCGAGGCTTATGTGACACGCTACGCTCACATGGTCGAGGGTTCCCTGACTGTTGTCAAGGGCGAGAAGGTCAAGGCCGGTACTCGACTGGGCATCATGGGCAACACCGGTGCATCGGCTGGCCGACACCTGCACTTCGAGATCTGCAAAGGCAAGATTCACCGCTGGACATCTGACGGCAAGGGCTTTGTAGATCCACTCAAGTTTGTTAACACTGTAATTGCTAAGTGGGAACTAAACGCCGAGGTCAACCTAGCTACACCTGACACAGGTGAGGTAGCCCCTGCACCAGTCCACGAACCAGTCCCAGTCCCAAAAGCCCCTAAACCCCCAAAGGTGCAACCGAAACTTGCTAAATAACTTAGCCAAAAAGAAAAGCCTACGAGTCCTGCTTGTGGGCTTTTTTTTATTCTTTATGCTCTGGCAACCAACCCCTGCTTATGCTGCTCAAGCTATAGCCACAATTACCTGTGCCGACTCAACTGGCAACCAACAAAGCTATGCGACAGGATGGAACAATGAGAACAACTACTTCATGGATAAAGGCAACATTGCCCAACACTTTTGCGAGGGTGGTTGGGCTGGCCAGCTCACCACTTTTGTTGGTGTTGTATCTAGTGACGGCACTGAGCTGGATCCTGCTTTGCTTTATCATCCTGGCTACATTGCTCCTAGTCCTATCAGTCCCACTCCTAGCCCTGAAACTGTACAAGAAACTGAGCAAGTCCAACGCACCGAGGATGTGAGTCGAGATGTCGAACGAACCGAAACAGTTGAACGCACAGAGGATGTGGCTCGCACTGAGGAAGTTGTCAGAGAGCCTGAGCCAGTGGCTCCGGTGGCTCCCATAGAGCCAGAGCCTACCCCTGAACCTACCCCTACACCGACCCCAGAACCAGAGCCTAGTCCCACAAGCCCTGTGAGGCCTGTAGAGCCGACAAAGCCCTTAGAGGTCATAACACCTACCCCAGAGCCTACTGAGGCTCCTACGGCCCCTACAGAGCCGACAATTCCAAGTGAACCTATGCCTGAGCCTGAGTTGCCAGAGGTAATAGTAAGCATCGAACTAGCGTTAGAAGCGGTTAGTAAACTGGTAGATAACCTACGCTCAATCGGGTCAGACATGACACCGGAAGTTAGAGAACAGGCCCAACAGGTTGTGGTTGCTTCGGTGATCGTGACACAGGTGGCCTTGGCAGGTAGGAAACCCTAGTGAAGTTCTTGAAAGACCAACTAGATCAAGCTTGGACAATTCTGGGCTTAGGCATCGCTTGGGTCGTACTTGAGGGCACAGCTAAAGACTTTGTCGGTTGGGCCATCCTCATCACAATCGCTATTTGGGCAGCAACTTACCCCCTACGAAAGGACTGACCTATGTGGTTAGACATCGCACGCAGAACCCTAGCTGTAATCATCTTGAAGGTCACAGGCATCTTTGTCGGTGGAGCAGTTATCGGTCTTGAGGTAGCTCAGGCAGTAGCTATGGCAGCCTTCGCTGGAATCATAGATGTAGCTCAGGAACTATCTCGCTCATACCTGGCTGATGGTCAGATTGACGCTGATGAGATCAACAAGTCATTTGGCAAGATTGCCGAAAAGACTGACAAGAAAAGCTAAGACCTTAGCTTCGAGCGTTCCTCAGCGGTAGTGCCACCCCAAATGCCTACCATCCCTGCTGATAGGGCATAGTCAAAGCACCTTAGCCTAACCGGACAGTCGTTGCAGACTTCCTTAGCTACGGCGATCAGCTTCCTACGCAGATACACATCTGGCTCATCCTCTGGGAAAAACACATGAGGCAACTGGCTACATTGAACACCCCCATTCTCAGTTATGGCGTGTTGGAGTTCTATGTATTTTCTTTCTAGCTGTCTTGTCATAGGGTCAATCTAGAGGAATTATTGCCAATAACGCAAATCTAGGAGTAGTGTTTTTCTGTGGCTGATGGAGTTTTGGCGGCTCCGCTCGTATGTGCAATCAGTAGAGTCCACATTTTGTTAGCTTGGCAGCGTAGCTAACAACCCTTTAGATGTCATAGGGTGTCTTTATAGTTGACACAAATAGCAAACCCACGCCGAGAGAGTTAGCGTGGGCTTGCCGACAAGGAAAGAGAGGGAAACCTTGCCAGTATCAAAACTACCAAGCGACATAAACGAGTTGCATGATGCAGTCCTGCTAGGCAACTTTGAGAACGGCTCACCTGAATGGCATGAGCTACGCAATCAACCAGGTTCTATTGGGGGCAGCGAAATAGCAGCTTGCTCAGGTCTTTCTCAATGGGAGTCACCAATCACAAAGTGGGCTAAAAAGACCGGACAGATTCCTGATGAAGTAGAACCCAACATGAGCATGAAGCTCGGCACAAAACTTGAGGCACCTATTTTGGAACTGTTTGCAGATGAGCACCCTGAGTTAGAGATCTACGAAACAGGCACATGGGCAAACAAGACCTATGACTGGGCAAGGGCAAACCTTGACGGACTTTACAAAGATGCAGACGGAAACTGGGGCATTGTTGAGGTTAAGTTCTCTCGTGACTACTGGACACAAGTGCCACAGTCTTATCGAGCACAAGTGCTTTGGTACATGAAAGTGTTTGGAATTAGACAGGCAAAGCTTGTAGCCCTTGCAGGGTCAAGCTACCAAGAGTATGACATTGAGTGGGATGAGTTTGAGGCAAACACACTTTGGGATGCTGCTCTTAGATTCCGGCAAGCTTGCCTAGATCTAAAGATGCCTGACTGGGATGGGTCTAACTCGACACTAGAAACAATCAGAGCACTCAGCCCTAACATCGAGGATGGCGAGGTTGACCTTGATGAGCTTGGTGTGCACTACTTCAACTCGGTACAAGATTACGAGGTTGCTAACAAGAAAATGACAGACCTAAAAGCTAGAGTTATCAAAGCAATGGAAGGTAAAAAGCGAGGCATCATCTACGGCGAGCACCTGCTCAGTCTTAGATC